ATTTATTTCGGCTTGTAAACCGTCTACCGTTTTTTGCGCTTGATCTACGCCTACTTGGGACCAGGCCGTCGCTGCGTTTATGCCTACCTTTTGGGCGGCCATGTTGGCGCTATCGACCAAGGCGTTAGTTTCAAATATTGCTGTTTCGCCGCCTTTTACTAATTCTTTTGCTATGGCGGCGCCTGCTTCGCTACCTGCGGCTAATACGGCTGCTAGCGCGTCTTGCGATAATCCTAGGTTTAAGGCTTTTTGTATGTCGTTTGAATAATCTTTAATTCCGTTTACTTGATCGCGTAACCCTGACAAAAATCCTTTACCTGTGTCGGTGCCAGCCGTTTTGGCGTCTTTAAAACTAAAGGCGTCTAGCAATCCTTGGGCCACGGTATCGGCGTAATCTGTTAACGCTTTTTTGGCGTCGTCTAACGCGCTGTTGGCGTCCTTCAATGCTTCTTGTAGTCCTTCTTTTAATGACTTTGCGTAGTCGTAGTTTGCTTTAGTTGCCGCGCCTGTGTTTTTGTCTAAATCGTTAAATGCTTTTATGCGTTCTTTAAGTTGATCGGCAGTTAGTTCGGGCCCGATAAAACCTTTAGGCCCAATGAGCGCGCCACTAGCGCCAATAGTGCCCGCCGTAATAAGTGTTTGCTGGTTAAGTAGATCGCTTTCTTTACGCGCTGCGTTCATCTTTTTTGTGTATGCCGCGAACGCTGCTACGCCTGCAACTACGGCAATAATGCCAATGCCTGTAGAAATCTGTACCGCCGTAAATGATGTAGCCAGGGCGTAGTTAACGGCTGTTGTAATAATGCTTGCCGCTTTCCATAACATCATGGCGGCTTTAGCCAAAACGATTGCACCAGCAACTGTGCCAATAGCCGCAACGAACGCTATGAACGCGTCTGTATTATTGCCAATGGTTGTAGCAAAATTAACTAGAACGGGTAGCACCGCTTCCAGTATCGGTAAAAACGCTTGCCCTATTGCTACTTTAGCGTTGTCAACTTGCGCCGATAATATGCGCTGCTGGTTAGCGGCCCCAGTCGACGTGCGCGCAAAATCGCCTTGCGCGTCGCTGGTCTGTTCTAAAATAAGTTTTTGCGTAGCCAATACTTTTGCTTGCGCGCTTAATGCGCCAGTGCCGTCGTAAAGGCCCATTTTCATAGCCTGCGCTTTTACGGCTGCGTCGTTCAGTAATACGCCGAATTTGCGTATAGGTTCCGCTTCGCCACGTAATGCAGCGCCTAACGCTAGGGCTACGTCTGCGGGGTTGGCATTGTGGAAACTTGCCAAGTCGCCCGATAGTTTGACCATTTCTATAGAAAAGTTTGATAAGTCCGTACCTGCTAAACCTGCAGATTTACCGAACGTTCCCATAGTGGCGGCGGCGTCAAGCGCTGCCTGGCGTGATAAACCTAAACTGGCGGCTGCCGTGTCGGCAAACTTTTTAATTTCAGTGGACGCTGTACCAAAAATAATGCCCGATTTACTAACCGTTTCATTAAAGTCGCTTGCCGCTTGGGCGGCTTTATAGCCGCCAGTGACAATGGCACCGAACGCAATAGCGGCAGGTAAAGCCATTTTGTTTATAGCGAACGCCGCTTTATCTGACGCTTTAGTTAAATTTTGAAATTCTTTTATCGCCGCTTCAGCGCCCTTGCCGTTAAACGAGGTAACGATCGGAACGTTAATTGCCATAAGTAACCTCTAATTTACGGTTAGTCATAGCCATTACTACGGCCATAATATCGACTACTACGGCTTCAACCGCAGGGCGCGCCATGTCTACGGCAGGTTCGCTAGCACGTGGATTAAATGAACCGCCTACCTCTAGGTTGCGTACAAATGCGCCACGGGTTTTAGCGCCTGCATGATCCCAAATGGCGCCTGCAGCGTCTTTTTGTCTTAGGTTAAGCAACTGATACGGCTGCGCTTTAAAATCAACTACTTCGCCCGATTTAAACTTTACGCTGCGCGCTGCCTGGCCAGTTCGGTTTGTCATAATTTTGAAACCTGCGGCGGCCATATCGCTCGACCATTTCGTACCCTCGCGGCCTTTAATTAGATTGCCTCGCCCCATACCACTTAACGGCGGTTTGCTTGGAATTAAAGAACGTGCAGCAACTAAAACTGGGTCGCCCGCTTTTTTAACTTGCTTTAGCATTTCTTTTCTGTATTCGGGGTCAATTTCTTTTAGGGTTGCTATCGCCTGTTTAACGCCGTAAATATCCATTGTCGTTGAAATGGCCATAGCGGTTACTTTCGTTGTTTGTTGTTGTCTGATAATACAGTAACAACAGTGGCTAAGTCGTCTATATCAAAAGGTATGGACGGGGGCCACCACGAAATGGCTACCAGTAGTTCACATAACTGGCGAGCGTGGGTGCCCCTTAAATGGGGTTTGCGGCCTCGGTATCGACTACTTCAATATTTGTAAGTCCTTTAACGAACGTATCAAATTCGCTAGGAACAACAATTTTATTTATTTTAGACGCTTCATACGCCATAAATGCTAAATCCTCTACGCCGATACCTAAAGCCATGTCGGACGCTTTACGTTTAAATTTCCGTTCCCACAAAATAATAACGTATAGGTTTGTTACCACTTCATAAGCGGTGTCGGCTGTTTCTACTTTTAGCGTAAGTTTCATTACATGCCTTTTGTGTCGGGCCTTTTCAGGCGTTTAATTAAACTTCTAAAACGCTGTAAACCCCGCCCGTAAAAACAATACTGACCTGGCCGAGGGTGCCCAGGGCCATTTCGTACGGCAAGGCCTCTAGGTACGCCCCAGTTAGGGTCATAGTTGGATTGGTAGCGGTGCCTGGGCTTGTTGCGCTGCTTGACCACGAAACTGTTGTAGAGGTGCCCACCAAATTTTTTAAAGTGGCATAAGTTTCACTAGCGGCAAATGAAAGGTATAGATCGCATTGGAGGGTTGAATTTTCCAAACCTGCCACGTAAACGCGGGAACCTGAACCGAACGCCGTTGACTCAAGAGCCTCGATAGTGCGCGTAAAAGTTAGGCCGTGGCACTGATCTTGCATGGAAATTGAGTTGATCGTTAAATTAGGGCTTGCGAGGTAAGTTGATGTCGCCATTGGGTTTACTCCTTGTTTGTGTCTGTCTTAGTTTTAGCACCTTTTGGCGCCGTAGTGGGGGATTGAATAATGAAACCGCCTGCTAGTAGCGCGTCGACGTTTACGCCGTCTACGGGTTTGTATTCGTCGCCTGGTGTACCGATACGGGGGCTTACTATTTCGTATTTCATGTTTACCTATTCTAGGCAGTTGCCTGGGCTTGTAGGGTTATGGTCAAATCGTAGGCAGGTAATTCGCTGCCACCTATTAGCGCAATAGTTGGGCGGCCGTCGGTTACGCCAATTTTTTTGGTAATAACCTTGCTAGCCAAATTAAGTAAAGATCGTTGCGCGTCTAGGTTGCCAGGCCCTAACGTAATTATGCGTATTGGAAAAGTCATTTCTACAACGTTGTTTGAAAACACGGTAAACGTAGGGGCGTCTATAAACGCGCAGGGCGGTACAAGGTTGCGGGGGTCTGTTACTACCTGCAGCCCAGTAATGGTTGTTAGGGACGCTGCTAGATCGTCTAGCGCCTCGTTAAATAGGTCTGTAAACGCTACGGGCATTAGGCAACCTGCGGGCGTGGAATACCTAAAAGTTGTTTAATCATTGGCGACAAGCCGACGCTGTTACCTGCGGGCAAGCCGTCAAAACTAGCAAAATCTGTAACCGCTCCACGTTGTCGATAAAGAAAACCGCCATAGGCAATAGTTCCTAGGGTGACGCTATTACTTGGGCTTGTACCTTTTGCGTCTATGTAGCCGCTTTCTAAACGTCTTTGAAAACAAAAATCGTTTGTAGCCGAGGCGCATTGTGTAAGAAAAGTTGTATCTAAAGCCGACGCGGTGCCTATTCCGAGCCAGTCCTCAATTTGTTGAGCCGTAACCCAAGTGCAGGGGATAGTACCTAGCGTTACGGTTCCAGTTGCTGTTGTACGTGTTACGTTGCTTGCAGTTTTTGCGTACAGAATTTGAAACGGTACGGGCACTTCGTAATTAAAAAGTAGATCGCCGTCGGTGTCTACGCCAACAAACAAATATTCGGGTACGTCGTAAACGGTGACAGTTCCGTTAAAAGTTGCGTCAACGCCTGCTACGACAATAGACGCGCCTACATACACTTCATTTGGTGTAAGCGTTTCTAATACCGCGTAGTTGTCTATCAGCGTTTTATGCGCTACTTGGTATACCTGCGTCATGGCGGTTAGGCCGCCTTTCGGTTAGACCAGTTTGCAAAACTTGGTTGCGTCTGCCATAAAGGCGGCAGCGTAACCACGGTATGCGATAGTTCGGCCAAGGGTGCTAGGTACGTCAACTGAAATGGCGCCCTTCTGCTGCTCATAAAATTCAAACCCTGCGGCGTTGCCTGCGGCATGACCGATAAAGGCTGTATCGGCGGCCATGTTTTTGTCAACTACTAAAGTCAACCCAAGTGGGGTGCCGTTCCAGGACGTTGCAGATTGGGTGCCAAGGGCGTTCATAGCCATCATGTTTGGCGCGCCAACAAATGGAAACGCTGGTGTTCCGTCTGTTGAAGTCAATTTACCCAAGCGGTACCAGGTCGTAGGGTCAACTACGAAATGGGTTGGCAGGTAGTTGCTTGTGCTTGAAATTTGGTAGGCCGCGCCGTAAATTGCTGCAAGCCAGTCGCCAGGCTTTGTTTTATCGGTGACGGTTTCCGATTGCACAATGGCGGCGTAGCAAGTATCTACGGCGTAGTTGTCTGTTGCTTGGCCGTAGGCGATTGCTAACTGGTTCAAAACGATATTTACCGAATTTGGGTCTGTCCAGTCCATGTCTTGTTCGGACATGGTAACAAATGTTCCAAATGTGAGTTTAGAAATATCGGTGTTCGACACGGTGACAGTCGACGGGTCAAGCGCGTTTAGTTGGCCTGTTGGCTGTTGCGTAACTGTTGGCCGTACCGTAATTTTTGGGCGGCGAAATGTTGCGCCTGCACCTGGCATGGCGCGAGTACCGATTGCGGTTACAAAAGGTCTGATCGGATTTAGTCCGTCATACACGCTGCCTGTAATAATTTCGGGCAGGATGCCAGGCGTATCCGTGGTAGTGATGTTTGGCGCAGCCGCTTGGATTTTTGCGTTCATGTCTGCAAGTACGTTGCCGCCTTGCGTCATGGCAGAAATAAATTCGGCTGCAGTAGGCAATTTGAAATTACGCGGTTGCGCGTAAATGACTGGGGCTACGCTTGCGGCCTCGATAACTTGTGGGGTTTCTGTTGGCTGTGTCATGGTTTCTAACTCCTCGTTAGGTGTTTCGGTTTCTATATTATCTACTTGTTCGGGTTCTTGTGGGATACCCTGCGACGCCGACACGCGATCTACGGACGCGCCCGCAAATGCCCCAAAAGGCACTAGCGATAATTCTTGCCAGGAGGCTTCTGTAATAATCATTGTGCCTGCTTCGTCGTAACTAAAACGGGTTGGGTTAACGCCAACACTTACGGCGTCTAGTACGCCGTCGGCGGCCAATACCAGCGCTTCGTTTCCTAATGTTGTTTCGGAAATACGGGCTTCGTACATCATGCCAATTTCAGTATCGACCATGGCCGTTACGAGTCCTACGGCCTGGGTGCTGTCATGTCCCAGGTAAAGTTTGGGCATTTTGCCGCCAGCGTTAAGGCTGCCTGGCATAAACATTACTTTAGAACCGTCGTTTACTACGGCCTCAACGTTATAGGGCAACGCCAAACCTGCCAGCGTTCGTCGTGGCATACCGTTAGGTTCGGCAGCGTCTATCTGTAAATCTTGTTGGGTTAATCTAAGCATTAGGCATTACTCCTACTTCGTCTACTTCTGCGGGTGTGTCATATTCGGATAAGTAACTTTCGGACAGGTAATTTTCTATATCGAATTTGCAGTAGGTACCACGCGGCAAAACGTTATTCATTGAAAGTGTTTCGGCGATACAGTCCATAAACAATTTGGCGCCGAACATATACAAATCTTGGCGCGCTTGAGTGCTGTTTTGGTAACTATACGAGCCCGTTGCGACGCCCAAAAGGTAAGGGGGGCAGTTGGCGAGCCTGGCGATTTCGAGTGCCTGGTATTCTGACGCCGCTACTAACATTTGTTTAGAAGCGTCGCTATTCGTTTCGGTGTAGGTAACAAATTCATTTAAAACCGCTACGGAATTTGTAAGGCGAGCCGTTTCAAAAGACTGGCCTAATTGTTGCAATTCTTCTGCCGAAAGGGGCTCGCCAGCCACCTGCCTCAAAACGCCCGTAGGCAGCAAACTAGAACTATTGCGTAGGCGGGCCTGCTCCAGTTTAAGCGACGTTAAAACGGCGTTAGGGCTAGTAAATAGTAAACCTTGAATTGGGCTAATAAATTGCACGACGTCGCGGTGGTCGATTGGTAAACCGCTAAACGTTATTTGTTTAGACGGCGCAAAAAATACTGGGCCTGCTTGATCTTGCGTTAAAACCATGGCGCTAGGCATACGTTGAAACGCCTTGGGGTAGCCGTCGGAACTACGCTCGGTAACGTACAAAAAGGCTCGCTGAGTAAAAAAAAGATCATCAAATAACCATGCAAGGGTAGTGCTATTTGGTAGCGACGGGTCTAATTGTCGTAACCATGCGCGCGGGGCAATTTTGATCTGTTCAAGTTCACCGCTAATTGGGTTAAACATTTCGTTGTAAAGCGACAACGGCGTACAACCGATTACTGACGCTAAAAGATCGCGCGCACGGGTTATGGCGGGTACTGCCATAGCGCGCTGCCTCGTAGCACCTTGGGTAAAAGCGTAGAAATTGTCTAGTTGCGACGCGCCAACGTTGGAGGCACTAGCCGCCGCTTTAACGGTGGTACCGATTGCGGCCTTGTTGACCTTGTTAAATAACGCCATGCGTTTATTCTGCCATATCTAGTAAAAGTTTGGTGGCACTACCCACGGCATAGCGGTCTATTCTTTTCCCGACGAAAAGGTAAGCCGTCGCGGATAGTGCCAACAAAACATTATCAACTTATTGTTACTACTAACGGTTTGCCTACTAACTGCGGTTTAGACGCCAACGCTGCAGCCCAAACCATGCACCTAGCCAACGTGATAGGCCCAGGGCTACGTGTCGAGGATAAGGCTACGCTGCCTTGGTGTTTTATGAGTACGGCGCGCTCGACGTGTTCTATTAACTGGTTTTCGCCGTGATGATATATACGGTTTTCGATGATCATGTTTTTTACGGCCGCAGTCCATTTCAATAGTTCGCGGTAGCCAACAATGGTTTTACGACGTTCCATATTTGGTGGCAAATGTATTTCTAGGCCTGGCGTTATTGCTACGCGCAACGTTGGCGCTAACGCTATTTCGGCTTCAACTAGGCGCCACGTTTCGGCCAGGGTATTTGCAACGAACGCAACCGTTACAGCCGTTTTTAGCCCTACTTGTACGGCCCTAACGCCAACATATAGCGCGCCTTCATTGTCTACTTCAATAGCCAACACACCGCCAGGCGGTATAACGTCGGCAGATTGCAAGGCTTCAAATACGCCAGGTTCCAGCCAGCCGTTTTGGGTTGCTGTCCACGTGTTAACCGACGCGCGCAAAAAGGCGTTGCGGTTTGGGGCTTCGCTTTCTGCCTCTATTACTTCCATTTCTAATGTATGGCCTAACGCAGGGTTGGCGTACGCCCAGGCGGCAGGTGTCATTAAATCGCTATTTGGTGGCGGGCTAAACTCGGCAAAATATAATTTTGTTTGTTCGCCGCTATCTATAGCCCTTAACCCTTGTTCACGCCAACGCAACATGGCTTTCGAGTCTTGCGTACCTGCCGTAGACATCATTACAAATAAGGGATTTTTGCGCGCACGTTGCGACGGTAGTAAACCTTCATCTATGGCCGCTTCGCTAATGTCCCAAACTTCATCTGCTACCACTAAGTCGACGCTGTAACCGTGACCTGCGGCAGGTGTGGCCGCCCTAGGAAACCAAACCGAATTATCAGGCATAGTTAAAACCATGCGCCCATAAGACCACGAAACGTGGGCATTAAATTTGCTTTCCAAAATTGGTGCCAGGTATGTAAACAACGCGGTAGCCAAATCAAGTTTGTGAGCCACCGTAATAACTGTTTGGGCCTGGCCGCGCGCCTTTCCTTGCGTAGTTAACCACCAGCCAACAAGCGACGCAATAGCAACCGTCTTACCGTTCTGTCGCGCTACAGAAACAAGGCCTACACGGTGCAAGTAATCGCCGTTGCTATCCATAGACGTTAAACCATGCAAAATGTTTAACTGCCACGGCATAAGGTCTACGCCAAGTACCTCTTTAGCAAAATCCCCAATTTCACTTACTGCAGATTTTTGACCGCTAGCAGTGGTCGTCACTAATCGCGGCATATCGTGGCCAGTTGGCGCCAGTTCTGCCAAACCCTTATGAAATATAGGGATAATATCTTGCGGGGGCATTAGTGGGTTGCCTAAAAAAACGCTGTTAGTGGTTGCGTCTTTTTTCCTTACGGGCATTGGGTTTGCCGACTGTTCGCGCTGCAGGTGTACGCCGTATGCCTGGCCCCTTCTGCTGTTACAAGGCTTGCAACTTGGCACCAGGTTGTCGAGTTCGTGACTACCACCGCGCCCTGGCTCAATTAGGTGATCGGCGGCGGTTGCTTCGCGTTGACTGCACCAATGGCAAAGTGGGTGATCTGCTAGTAATCGTTTGCGGTTGGCTAAATACGTTGAGTTGCCGTTATGTGCTGCCACGTTATCTAACGTTTCCTATCTTGTTTAATGCTTCTATGTTTGCTTTACCTAAACCTGCTAACAAGCATGCAAGGAATATTGAACCCCCTCCGCCTTTAGGGTCATTAAATTTTAAGTTCCAGGGCAGTCTTACTATTGCTGCTTGGCTGTCCCACAATTTATCAAACCATGCTGATTTAGAAAAAGGTAATAACGCTATGCCGTTGGCGTGGTCTAACCATTTAGCAACCCACATACCAGGATTAGAAAACGGTGGGTTCATAAATACTGAACCTTCCCACGCTTGAGTTAGGCCGTCGTCTAGTTGCGTAAAGTATTTTTTGCATGGCGTAAATGGTGGGCCGTTTGGTGGGCTTGCTACGTCGATATCGAAAGTTATGTTTAATTTGGCGAATATCCAACTGGGCGTATAGTAATCGTTGCTGGTTAGTTCGGTTTGTGCAATTCCGAAAAGGCTTAGTTGCGGGCTTATTTCTAAACCTGCTAACGCGCCCGCAGGCGGGCTTGTTGGCGTTTGTTGCTGGTGTAGTTCCATGTCGGGCTAGTCCTTTGTTATTGGTTTGTTATTGGTTTGTTATTGGTTTGTTATTGGTTTGTTTGTGCGTCTAATTAAAGCCTAATGATGTAATGCGCTACCCGTCGGGCTGCCTCAATCCGACTACCTTGCATTACGCCTGATTATGTTTACAGGCCGCCCCAACGCTTGGCGTTATTGCTTTCGTCTATCAGTTTTAACGCGCGCTGGTCGAGCCATGTTCCCATGGATTAACCCCGCGCCATGCGAACGGCGTACGATCTGTTGCTACTAGCCAGTTGTAAGTTCTGTATTTAATCGGTTCGTGACAGTAACACGGCACACAGCACCATAAACGCAACTGCTAACCAAGCCGTACGGTTCACGGTTTAGCGTCCCGCGCGCGTACTAAAGCCTCAATCGCTAGCGTTAATTCGTCTTGGGCTTGGTGTAGTTCTTTTGTAGTTTCATCTAATAAACGCTTTATAGCGTCTAATTCGTGATGTAGGCCCATGTTAAGTTTGCGTAAGTCTTGTAATTGGTCATGGCTGCCGTAATTGCTGTTGTAGCGTGTCATTGTTTCCAGGCCTCAATTACTTTAGACGCCTGCGCCATAGTCAACGTTTCTAGTACCACGTCGTTAACTTGTAGCGTATGTTGCAAAAGTTCTAAGGTTTTTAGATCGTCTAGTTCTTTACCTTTAGCAAGCGCTTTAATCATGTATAACTGTTTGCTACTAGCAAATTGCGTACCTTCTTTAGGTACACGCATAGGCGTTATGGTCGTTTCTTGGCCGTCTAGCCGCGCTTCCACTTCGTTACGGCTTGCTATCGACTTAGAAACTCCGCAGCCCATGTAACCTAAAGCGCGCCCTAGAGCCGACGTCATGCCTACCATGTATTCGCTTCGCTTCGTGTAGGGCGTGTTACCTGGGAACGGTTCCGCAGCGCTAGCAATAACTGGTAGCGGGTCTGCTATGTCGCGCCATACGGTAACGGTGCAACGAATAAACGTCGAGCCGTCGGGCATGGTTATTACTTGGTTGTCTGTTTCTTGTATGCGTAGATCGGGCCAGCGTTTCAACGCTTCCGCTAGGCGTGTAGGTACGTCTACGTAGTTGTCTAGGTTAAAGGCCATTGGATACCACTACGTCGCAATTTTGTACGCTTAACACTTGCATTACTTTTGCGTATTCTTTTGCGCCGTAGTAGCAAGTAGGTTTCTGTTCGGCGCAAGCCATAAGGACATTTTGCAACCACTCGCCAGCGTTTAACTGGTCGGCGTCGTAATCGTGCATAGCAACTAGCAACGTAACTTTTTGTAGTTGGGTATCGGGTGTTTCTACTTTTTCAATCATGTCGGGTGTCTTTCTGTAGTCGGGTTATTGGTTTTACCGTAGCATACGGTAGTTACACAATGGGTAAATCCTCGATAGGTTCTAGCCGTTCAGTTGTAACCCAATAGGCGCCGCCGCTTGTGTCGGCGTTGTCTTGTAGCCAATGGGTTTTGGTCGGTATTTGGTGGCCCCAAGTCCAGCCCCTAATTTTGTAGTGGCAATCAAATAACTGCACTAACACGAACGGGCTTGCTTTATAGGTAATGGCCTGGTTACGGGGAACTATTAGGTTTATTTCGTCGTTTGGGCAACGTGTCGACTTTATTTGATATATGCCTACGTCGCCTATTGTCCAGTCAATACGGTTGAAAGGTAAATTAAAATGTTCTGCAAACACTATTTCGCCTAACGCGCCGTCTATATGTTTTTGTACGCCTGGCGCAAATTGTTTACGGGTTCCAGTTGCTATTGCTGCACCTTCGCCGTATTCGTTGTAAGTGTCTACGCCGTCACTTATTGCGTCGGCTAATTGCTGTTCGGTATACAGCCGTTCGTATGTGTCGTTCATATGCCGATAATTACGGCCATGGCTGCGGTAATAACAGCGCCTGCGAATTTGTGCTCGTCGCTTGGTGTACCTGATAAATACTTTTCGCGCAATATTGCTAGTTCGTCTAACAGTATTGAGTGGTCAACGGGCTTAGGTGCTGGTATAAAATTTGGTCTAAATACTTCATCTACAAAGTTTTTAAATGTTTCGGCGTACTTTTCGGTATACATTTGTCGGGTACTTTCTGTTAGGCCTGGGTCGGGTATTGGGTAATCGGTCATGGGTTAGGCAACGCCCATGGGCCGTACCCCGAATTATGCCATATGGCTAATGCGGAGTTTGTGTTCACTACGGGGTCAAATAGATCGGTACACGTTGTCACTAAGCCTTTTGCCTGCAGCCAACCTATAGGCCAATACTTATTAGGTCGGCACCAGTAGCCGTTAATTTGGTAATACCCATAAGAACCGCCTGCTGTATCTTGTGCGTTAAATGCGTCGGCTTGGCAGCCGCTTTCACGGTAAATAATGCGCGCAACGGTACCCATTTCGGTTAAAGGCCAGCCCGCTTGGCTAGCAAGTTGTAACGCATATTGGCAATCTGTTAACGGTGCCGCCGTAGTGGTAGTCGACGTTGCCATAGGTGCCAAACTGACCGTAACGGGGGGCGTTACAGGCAGGGCGCTAGGCGCGTTGTAAGCGTCGTAGGCGAACGCTAACCCTGACAGGCTTATAGTTACAGCCGTAAAAATTTTGGCTATTAGAAAGTTCATGCAATACCCCTTTTTCGTCGGTCTTAAAACCGTAGTAGACGCTTACGAGTTTATTGGTGATACTGGCCGTAGCCCTTGTAAGTAAAGGCTCACAAGTTCGGGGGTTTTGTCGCCTGGGTAGTAAAACCAATGCCACGGCTCTTGGGGCATGACTTCTAATGACCAGCCAAATAGTGGGCCTTGTTCGCACATAAACGCCCACGTTTCGCCAGCCATGTTTGCGTAGTCAACGGCTAAACCCAAGTTATGGCGGCTACTGCCTGGCGCGGCTAGTGGGGCGTTGCCAGGTCGTAAGTAATATTTGCGGCCTTGCCATGTTCGCATAGACGCGCCTTCTATTGGTTGCATGGTGTAACGCTGTAGAAATCCTGCGGTTTGTTGGGCCAATGATCTGTAAGTATCCCCTGCCGATATGGGTTTAAATTGCTTTATGCCTGCAGCAAAAGCGGCAGTACGTATCGCGTTGTATGCGTTAGCGGCGCGCGGGTGCAACTTACCGAACGGCTTAATATCCACAAGCATATTGGCGGGTAGTTCGCCTGGGTTCACGTGCCCCAACGTGGCAGGTAGTACCAGTTTTTTTACGGCTGGTACTACTACGGGTTTACGGGGTTGGGGTTCCACTAGTTGGTTCTGTCGGTTTGCGTTTTAGGCCGTTGGCTGCCACAAGGCCGCTTAATGTGCCAGTCATAAAAACCGTTAGGGTAGATAGCAAGTCGATAAATTGCGCGTCGTTTGGTGACTGTTCTAATGGTTGCGTAACGAACAGTAGGCCGTAAACAAAACCTATAACAGTTATTGCAAAAGTAACGGCGATAGTGCAGCCAACAAAAACTATCATTCGTGCGTGCAGGTAATCTATTTCTGATTTTTCTTTAGCCATTACTTACCCTTTCGCATTGGGCAATAGTGCTGCAACGTGTTAGCGCGCTGTTACGTACTTTTTGCGGTGCGTTAGTGCGTGTTGTTTCGCACGCGGTTACGACAAGCGCAAGCATAAAACTAACTATTAGGCGCTTCATTTAAAGTCGGTCTTGGTGGTACATACGGCGCAATAAAATCTTTTGCTACAGGGTCATACGTAAAACCAATACCCGCATAAGTTTTGTTAGGTACATCTACAAAAGTTTCTACCCATGTACCAGGGTAACGGTCAGGGTTTTCATCTAAAAATAATCGTGTAACTACAGCGACGTTAGTAACTATATTGTTGTCGTCTATTTGTGCGAAATACTGTGCAACTATCATGATTTTGTCCTTACGTAAACTATGCCGCTACCGCCCGTTCCAAGTGCGCCCGACCAGGGGCCGCCAGCGCCGCCGCCTGTATTTGCTGTCCCTGAACCTGCCGCGCCTGCACCACTAGCACCAACCCCACCGCCGCCCGAACCCGCCGCGCCGCCAGTAGTAGCACCGCCACCGCCACCACCACCCGCTTTAAGTAATGCGCTACCACCAATAAACGTACTTACATCAAAGCCCGAACCGCCAGCGCCGCCGACATTACTTGAGGGCGAGGCGCCACCAGCCCCACCACCACCAGCGGCGCCGCCGCCTGCGTTAGCACTAGACGCGCCACTTGAATAAGGATTTTGCGGTGGAACTAAACCGACAGCGCCAGGGCCAGTAGGTTGCGCGCCAACGCCAGTCATATTTGCGCCGCCCATACCGCCACCAACCGCGTCGGGCGCTACATGTAAACCTAAAGTAATATCGCCAATGCTGCTAGACAAACCAGTTTTGTTAGTTGCGCCGCCTGCACCGACATCGACGGCGTAAGTTCCTGCCGCAAGGTAAACAGTTGCGTTTACTATTCCGCCTGGGCCGCTTCCGCCGCCGTTGTTCCATGAACCGCCGCCGCCGCCTATAAGCAAAACATCAAATAGCCCGCTTTTCGTAACGGTTAGATTTGAGTCAGTTAAAAACGACGTGTAAATATATCCAGTTGGGCCAGCAACAAAACCCGTTCCACCTGTAGCGGTGCCGTATGTTATTCCGCCACTAGGAAAAAAAATTGCAGCACTAGCACTAGTGAAGTAAAGCGTGCCACCCCCCCATTGTGCCAACGCCAACGAACCTGCCGTAGTAACTGTTGCGGTACCAGCCGTAACCGTACAAGTACCCGCGCCAATGTTCTGTATAAATAGCGTGTCGCCTGCAGAAAATAGCGACGTATTAACGGTAATACTTGTTGCCCCTGCCGCGTTCATGGCTATACGGGTGCCCTTATCGGCGGCAACTAAAACATAGTTAGCGGTTTTAGTCGATACGGTTTGGTTGTAATCGTTTGCTTGTAGCGCGTTCATTTGCGCGGCGGTTAGCACCTGGGAGGCGGTGAAAGTTTGTATAGCCATAGTCCTAGCCTAGAACATTATCGGCGTCTATGGTGCCATATATTGGGTCGTCCAAAATTAGTTCATACACAATTACCGTGTTAGCGGTATAGAACGTAACGGTATGGCCGTTGCTTACGTTTACAGTAATATCTATCCCTTCTACAGATAGTTCCTGGGCTACTTCGCCGCCCGCAATAGTGTTAGTAATCGTTATGGTGTCGCCAATGTCGACTAACGCCAAGGTTTCGCGTTGCGGTGTTGTAAGCATTAAATATGCTGTTTGGACGGCGTTAAAAGTTGCGACTGGTTCCCCGACTATTAGGTATTCTGCCAAGGTTAAAGCGCTGGCGTCGTTATGTAAAAGGCTGTTAGTAATGCTTGTGTTTTGGATTAGGTACTTTGCCTGGCTTGCTGCGTCGTCGGCTACTTGTGGGCTTGTAGCGCCTAGATGTTGAATACTTGCCCTGTTTACGATCACGTCAGCGTTAAAAATAATGCCTAAAGAGTTGTACGGTATGTTTGTTCCGTCGTCGTGAAAGTCTGCAACGCTACCCGAAAGGGTGTTACCTACCCTAGGTTGGCTGGTTATGTCGCCTGTTCGGGACATAAAAATACGTCCTTGCTCGGCGGCCTGAATTTGGTCTATGTACGCTTTAACGTTTGTACCTTCGGCCACGGTGTAAGCAGCCGCGCCGCCCAATGTTTGGGTGCCTGTTGAAATGTTGCGCGTCAACGCTGGATAGGCAACTTCGGGCAAATCTAAAACGGCAGATAGGCGGGCGCTCGATAGTTCCTCGCTTACGTTGTATTCGGCTAACGCGGTTTGTGCTAGTAAATAAAAATCGTCCGCGCAATATACCGTTACGGTGTTTTGTCCGCCTAGTTCGTAGTTGTAGTCGTAGTTTACTATTTGACCTACAAACAAAGTAATAAAGGTTCCTACGCCGTTGTATCTGCCAAAAGAAACTCGGCGTAAAGGTGCCAAAGTAAACTGCCCTGCAGGGTCTACATACGGGCTAGATGTATACAACGGGTTTAGAATTCC